ACCTGTGTTTGCGTCATAGACAAGTTGGTTCTTATACTTGACCATTATATCACGAAGATATTGTTCTGCTTTTAGTTTTGGTAAGTTACCTACGTCAATGTAGAAAATTCTACGTTCTGGTGCTCTTGAGATGCGATAGATGACTGTAGCATCTTCAATCATGCGTAACTGATTGAGAGGTTTGATTGCTTTGTGTAGATATGACAATACAACTGCTCTACGAGAATCCATAAGTCCAGAATTGACATTGATGATGGCATCTTTAGTGATACGAACACCAACTGGACCGTAGTTTGATTGTGAACCTGATATTGCTTTGTCGTTGAAAATGTAATACTCATTCATTACATTCATGATATCAACGCCACTACGTTCGTCTTTCTTCTTCTTTATTTCTCTGACCTTACGAATCTTTCTTGGGTCAACATAACGCAATTCTCTGATACCTAGTGTTGGATTATCTCTATCAATAATAACATGATAGAATAATCTTCCATCAATATAATATCTTCTGAATATGTCATGCGCCATATTATTATAATTTAATAGACGCAGAACAGTATTAAATTCTTGTGATATGGCGTTTTTAATTTTGTCTGATTGTTTTAAATCGTCCATAACAAGTTTGATATTTCTACCATCATCATCTTGAACGATGGCCTCACTTACAATATCATCAATGGCGGATTCAATTTCTGGTTGCATCGCCATTTCACGATAACGAGAAATTAATTCTACTTCGTTTTTTGCTGTTCCATCTAAGTCAACATATGTTCCGTAATATGCTGCTGATGTAATAGTTAAGGCGCCGTCATCACTATTTGGGACGGCGAACGACTGCTGGACTGATTGTTCTTCCTCAGCCTTTTCTCTAGATATTGTAAAACCAAATAAACTTAGTGCCAAAATTATTCTCCTACATTATGTAATCAAAGTGAGGAGTCCGAAGACTCCTCTTTATAATATTAAAAATCAATTTAGGTAGTTGTATCTGCTTCCCACCATTGATATGCGAATGTAGCACCATATTCTTCGATGGTGTCATTTGAACCCCAATCAAGTTCGATTGGTGCAATATCAACTGGGAACAATCCAACAAACTTGTAAGTCTTGATAACCTCTCCAGACTTGCCATATTGTTGAACAGTAGCATCGACACTATATTGATTTGGTGATGCTGCTGCTCCATTTCTCACGTTGCTGACATGGCTGTTGATGTTATTTGACCAATTTTCAAGAGCATTTCTGATTGAGAAATCTTCATCGTTGATGATTGTTAATGTCCAATCACCAAAGGTTCTATTTCCTGCAAACTTCAGTTCACGACCAAAATAATACATAGGAACTGCTGTCACAGAAGAACCTGGAAGTTGTGCTGCTTTTGCTAGAAAAGTGGTTTTGTTACCAGCGGCCGAACCATTCGTTACAAATGTTGGAAACACTAGAGTTACGGCGAATAGATTAGGACGGGCTCCGTCCCCTAGCATATTCGCTCTAAATTCTGCTACGTTGAATGCCATTCTTTTCTCCTTGTTCCTTTATTGTATTTAGATAGCACCAGTTACTTCAGAGAAGCTGACACCAGTTCCAACTGCAATGAAATTCAGTTTAATGTAGTTGATAGAACGAGCAGGTTTGATGTAAATGTCTCCAACAAACTGATTGTTATCAATGACAGATCCAGTATTATTTGTTTCATCGCAAACAACACGGAAGTCATAGATACCACGGCGACCCTGAACATCACGCAAGAATGGTGTTACTAGAGCAACAAATTGGGCTCGAGTGAATGCGTCATTAAATTCGAATAGCGAATACTTTGCAGCCAGTGAGATTGCTTTTTCTAGAACAATAAACAATCTGCGGACGTTGATTCTGTCAAATGCAGATGGTTTTGTTTGTAGAGTCTTATCACCATACAGAACTGTTCCATTTCCTGGGAAGGTAACGACAGGGTTAACGCCCACAGGATATAGAATATCTCTTGCTGTTTGATTTGGATTCCATGCTAGTTTGACTGCATTCTTAATAGCGCCTCTGTTGAATCCTGCTGGTGAATACCATGGATCTCTTACTGCATCTGTATATACGCATAGACCAGCAATGTCACCATTTAAAGGCACCCAACGATAAATGCTGTTGTATTTGTCATACATGTACTTCCATCCACTATCAGCAACAACGTATGAACTTGAACGAGCAAGAGAATTCAACCAAGATTGAATTGAAGTTGTTTCACTACCACCATTATTGACAACTGCTGAATATGGCGGTGATACAAATAATAGAGAATCTCCAGAGCGACCTGTTAGACTTCCTGCGCCTGTACAGATATTGTCAATAATATATTGTTGAACTGATACAGTATTTGCTACGTTTGAGGATCCGCAATCGGCAGTTAAGAACAATGACACATCTACAGTATCTTTGTTGTTAAATAGGTCATATCCAGCTTGAATATTTCCTATTGTTACATCAGTATCAGTACCAGTGCTTAAGGAAACTGAAATACTACCATTTGCATATGTAGCAGATGAAATTCTTGCAAAGTTTGTATTTGCAGCAGTTAGACCCCAAGTAGAATTTGTATTTGCATAATCTGTTGGATCCATTGCGTAGATATATTTTGAACCATTAAACACAACAGTCTTATAATATGTTGAACCACCGTTACCGTCTACGGCATCAACTGCCTTAGATACATATGGAAATACTTCTAGAATAGTTCCTCTGGTGCCTGTAAATAATCCCTTGGCATCGGAAACTACAATGTGGAATTCATCATTTGCTCCACCTTGACCAGAGGCATATGTTGATGTTCCTGGTGCTGAAGACACAACACCTCTCCATGATTGAGATGTATTTGCAGCATTCCAAGAGATTGTCGCATTTGCAAAGAGCGTTGCGTTTGAACTATCAAACACATCAACCTGCAATGAATTTCCTAGAGCACCAGGATATCTTCCGGCAAATGCACCATATGCATTCCCGTTATTTTGATTATAGAATCTATTAAAATACGAATCTTCGTTCTTTATTTGAACAAGGTTTGTTGTATTTGCATCTGCATTAAATGTGTTTGCATTGACAACACGAACAACTCTTAAATCGTTACCATATGCTAAGAAACTAGCACATGTGAAGAAATTGGTTGCTACATTTGAGTTTGGACCTAAAGGAGCAAATGTTGAAACAAGAGTGATTTCGCTATCAATTACTTTAATTACGTCTGATGGACCCCACAGGAATCTACCAGCAAAGGCTCCGGTTGTTGAACTTACTGAAGGAATAACCGTAGTTAAATCTACTTCAGCTACACTTACTCCTGGAGATAACTGAATTGCCATCTTTTTCTCCTTGTGATATTATAGTTTGGCAGGTATATTTTGAATATACTGATTATTTAGAAAAAAGTAGTTTCTCATCTAATCTTGAAGTAATCCGAGTAAACATCATTTGGTCCTGCTTTCTCCCACACATCACCACCTTCTAATATGAAAGGCAAATCTAAACCATCATCTATAATAGGTGCAGGTATCATTTCATCGTCTATTTGATTTAATTTTTCTAATTGTAATTGCTTTCTTAAATCGTGATTTACTAAATCTCTAAAATATTTTTGAGTGGATAACCAAGAGAATAGTACCATAGTCATAACTAGGTCATCTGTCTTACCTTCCTCTGCTGACCAAGACGACCCATCTGAAATAAACGATGACAATTCTGATATAGTATCGAAATCGTTTGTCATCAATTTATTGGATTCAATGAGTGTTTTTAGATTGTAACAACCTATGCGTTTGACCATAGGAGACATTTTGACACCCATCTGAACACCTCTGCCAAAACCAGCAGAGATTTGTTGTGCTTTTTTGTTTCCTGTTTGTACCTTTAATAAATTCTCATACTCTAAATCAGTATGTAGTATTTCTGCTACTTGTGGAGTATTGTTAACTTCAACAAGCACATATGCATCATTGTAATATTTTGCTGTGTTATAAATGACTGTAGGATACAATATAGGAGAGATTAAAGAATCTGCATATTTTGCAACTTGTTTATATGGAGTCGCAGATATATCAAATACCGAGAATGCCGAACAATCTTGATTCTTTCCTTCTGCAACGTCAACACAAATTGCATAGATGTGGTCTAAAGTAACACTCTCATCGCCTTTGATTGGATGCTCATATATATCGAGAATATTATCTCCTGCAATCTTTTTTCTTTCAATAGGATCGTTGTATGAAAGTGCTTGAAGTCTAGATGCCGATATTAATGTGTCAGCAGAGCCTAAGAATTCAGTTTCAAATTCTTGTGCGAACTGTCTTTCTGAAGTGTTGCGTATTGTTTCTTCTCGCCATTTGTCGTCTCGACCTGGTACCATTGACCAGTGAATTTCAAAAGTAGCATAATTGTTTTTATTGTT